TCTTGATGACCACGCTGCTGGGGTCGATGTGTTCCGTGGGCAGCAGCGTTCCCAGAGAGGTCACAGTGAACGGTTCGTCCACCACGTTCCCCGCTTCGATACCCGCGACCGTAGCTTGCGACGCGCGGGCCAGGTTGATCACGTTCAGATCAGCGATCTTCATGCCGACCTTCACTTTTGTGACGCGGCGCACTTCGGAGTGCGTGCCCCCGCCCAGTTGCGTCATGTCCTCCTGTTCCTGCACGTCTTCGGTGTGCTCCAGAGTCAGCTCCATCACATTGCCGATGGGGGCGGGGTGAATGGGCGATCCCCAGGCGCGGGCGTACACCTTGCCCACGTTCATTGCGGGCCGATAGACCTTCTTGAGAACTTCAACTGCCATTTGGCTACTCCTGTGAAAACTCGTTTTGAAAAACCGACTCAACCAAGAAGGCGAGCGGCAGATACATGAACCCGCCACTAAAACCGGCCCCGGGCGCTGGCGCCAACCGCATGGGCCCCGAGGTGTTCGGCGGCCTGTAGCCCATCAGGGCTGCCCCAGCCCGCGCCGCCAGCTCCCCGGCCTCTGCCCGGGCGTCCCGACCGCTTTTGATCGTGCGCACGTTCTTGACGGCCGACACGATCAGCCACGTGTGGTCTAGGCGCGCTGCCGCGCCGTCTTCCCGCGACTCCAGGGGCCTGAAACCGTTCCAGATCACATGCACGGCCGGGGATGGTTGGGCCTCTTCTCTGACCTTCGACAGTTCAGATGCGGTCAATACATGCACAGGCAGCTGCAACCCCGAAAGCGCTTGCTTGAGCCGGTCCACGATGTGCTCTTCAGGCTCCAGAAAGTTATTGCGGTGGGCCTGGGATGGTGTGTTGGGCATCAGTACTGCCCCCAGTCAAACGCACTGCTGGGCGCACGGGTGACCATGTGCCCGGCTGGCTGCGCGACGTCGTTGTCCGCGCCCCCCAGGCTCACGATGCCCTTGCTCAGGTCGACCAGGTACTGGTCCGCCCAGGCCGCGCCGCGCCGCAGATCCTCGGGCACCGACGTGCCGTAGAGCCGCTTGAGCGCGATCGCAGCCACCGCGCCTGGCAGGCTGCTGCCCTGCACCAGGTCAACGGGCAGAGGCATGCGCGAGCGATAGCGCGGGAACAGATAGGTATCGGCATGGCGGCTGGCCTTGTCCAGGGCATCCTGCAGACGCGCCAGGGCGGCGAGGGCCACGGAGATCTGCTCGGACGTCCATGCGCTCACGTCCCCGGCCGTGGCCACCAGGCGCAGCAGCTCGGCATCGAGCACGGCGTCCAGCGCAGCACGCTGGGCAAGCTCGGTCCAGCCGTCCGTTGCAGCGTTGACCAGGTCGGAGATAGAGGCGTACATGGCCATCGTCGCCAAGGTCAGCGCAGCACGCGGATGATGTCGCCCGCCGCTGTAGCGGCATCGCGGGCATTGCCCCACGCCTTGCCAGCTGCGAGCGTGATCACGCGCCCCTGGGCATCAGGCTGCACCTGCGCACCGGCCGCGATCGCCGCCCCGGCTTCCACCAGAATTTCGCCATGGGTGGAAATACCTGCCTGCTCGCCAATGTCGTAATTGGCATTGGGCACGCCCAGAACAGCGTCCGTGGCGATGGCGGTGGCACCCGCGAAGTTCGCGCAGCGGTAGCGCGAAAGCGCGGCGGTGGCCAGGATGGTGGTGGCCAACAGGATTTTTTCTGTTTGCATGTTGAGTTACTCCTTACCGTAGGCCACGGGCACCACGAAGCCCCGCAGGCGGTCGGCTTCCTTGTCCGTCAGCTCAATCTCGTAGCCGATGTCGTAGTACTCGCCGTCATGGCGAATAGGCACGGTGCCCACCACGTAGGGGCGCTTGGTGGGGTCCGCCCGGTTGCCCTGCAGCTGGTTAGGGCCAGCTGCGACTGTCAACGCACCCTGCGGCGCGTCATTCGCATTGCCGTCGTCAGTCCTGCCGCTGTCGCCTTGCTGGCCACCGTCCATGCCGCTATTGGCCCCTGCCTGCAGCGGACTGGACACATCAGGGTTGCCCAGCGGGGTAGGCTCTGCGGTCGTGGGGCTGGTCGCCTGCGGTGGGGCCGCAGTCGCTACGGCCGACGCTGCTACCCCAGCGGGCGTGGGGGCTTTCGTAGCGGTCTTGGGGGGTTGCTTTGCCATGATCAGGCCGCTCCCGTGACCAGATAGCCAGCCTCGGCGCCCAGCATGTAGGGGCGGAAGATGTCCGTGTTGCGGATGATTTCCAGCTTGCCGTCTTCGGTGCGCGTGTCCACCACCGGGTTGCCCTTCTTGCGCAGGGTGTAGCCAAAGCTGGGCTCATAGGCAGAGCGCACCGGAGCGTCACCCGCTGCAGAAGGGGCAGCCGTGGGCACGTAGGCAAGCACCAGCGTGCCGCCCCAGAGATCGGTGGTCACCCCGGCATCGGTCGAGTAAATGCCCTTGCCCACAACGATGTTCTCGATCTCGAAGATCTCGCGCAGGTCATTGAGCTGCACCAGACGCGATCGGGTGTCGCTCAGGATCGCCTTGAGCTTCGGGTGCCGCTTGAGGGCGCGCCAGCTCTTGTAGCCGATCGCCATCGTGTTCGGCTCCTTGACGATTTTGTTGCGAACAGCCGCCTTGGCATCGTCCACAACGCCTTCGGGATCACTGTTGGCGTCGGTAAAAACGTCCGTGCCCGACAGGGCGATCTTGTTGCCCACGGGGTAGTTGGCGGGGTTCTGCGTCATGCTGGCCACCATGGCCTCATGCCGCAGGCGGATACCTTCGACCACCCGGTTTGTCGCGTGGGCCTGCAGCGGGAATGCCGCCTCGGCGTCTTCTCGGTAGTCGATCGGGTACTCCAGATCGTGCTCGTCCAGGGAGACATCAATGCCGTCGATGTCTTCAGGGTTGATGCGATTGGACTTAGCCCGCAATGCGCGTTCGGTGGCGTAGACCTTGAAGGCGTCCTTACCAAAGCGCGGGATCTTGCCGCCTTCCTTGTCCAGGCTCACGAAAGGCAGCAACTGGTCGCCGATGAAGGCGGCGTTGCTATAGCCCAGCGCCAGTGCGCTGAGGACCGGGTCCACCACGCGCAATTTGCTCAAACGTCCCATGGATAGTTCTCCTAAAAGTATGGGGTTGGGGTTACTTGCTGCGCATCACTGCGTGAGCGGCCGTGGCGTAGTCCACTTTGTTGTCGCGGGCGTAAGCGCGGATGCGCTTGTCCTGCTGCACGCGTTCGGGGTCGGCGCCCTCGGCGAATTCGACGGGCGTGGTTTCCGCTGCAGCGCCGTCCGGATTGGCTGCGCGATCGCGCGTTGCCTGCTCGCCGAACTCGACCTGTTTTGGCAGTGCGCGCAGAAAGTCGCGGAACAGCTCGTGCAGTGGCTTCTTGGCATCGCCCTCGCCAAACTCGACATCAGGTGTGGCCTGAAGTTGGGCGCCAATGGCAGCCACCTCGCCTTTGCGAGCGGCGGGGATGCGGGCTTCGGCAGCCATCGACTCGGCGAAAGCCAGGTTGTCGGCCAGCACGGCATCAGCCTTTCGCTTTTCGTCCGCAGCTTTGAGTGCTGCGTTTTCGGCGCGCAGACGCGCGGCTTCTTCTTCGGTCATCAATGTCACTGCGGACTCCTGTGGTGGTTGGGGATTTGGAGGCGACGAGCCTTCTGCAAACGCTGCGGGAGCGCCAGCCGCCTGGCGGGCTGCGTTGACGTCCTCGGCCGCGCCGAGCTCCAATGCGCGCACGTCGTAGTTGGGGAGAACCTTGTCGGCCTCTTCCAAGCCAAACTTGCTGACGAGCCAGTCGCGCAGGTTGCGCCACAGGTTGGCCGACGTCATGGAGTCCCATTCGCCAAAGGCAACGCCTTCTTGGAAACACACGCAGCCGTCGTCGTCGGCCCCCTCGGCGAACTCGGGGTCGTCAAGGCCCTTCACGCCGGGCGGGTGGGCGCCGAGGAAGCCGATATGGCGCAAATACCAGACGCCTGGTTTCGGGTTGTGGGGATCGGTGGGGCGGTAGAACTTGGCGCTGACGGTGCCGTACTTGCCTGTGCGCACCGACTCGGCGAACTCGGGGTCCACCTTGTCGGCTGCGGCGAACAGGCCGCGCTCATTGGCCGTAAGGGATACGGCCCAACCCTTTGCGGGGTCGTCGGTCTTTGGGTGCCCCACTACCAGTGGCGCCTTGCTGACTTTGGGATCGTATGCAGCTGCTGCTGCAGCCAGGTCGGCCTCGCCGAACTCGATGGCCTCGCCCGCAAGCGTCAGCCAGCGGCCGGGCTTGAAGATATGCAGGGGTTTTGGTTGCTTGGTAGCAGAGGTTGCGGCTTGAGGCATGGACCGCACTGTCGCGCGGCGTGCCCCGGGCGGCTAAATCAAGCGCTTGAACGTTTTCGCGGCCTTGCCTCGCGCGCGTGAGGGGTTTGGGCTATTCCAGGATCAGGCGGCCCTGACGGCGGCTGATATCGTCCTGGTGCATGGCGTCCATGATCTGGCGAACGCGGGTGGGGGTCAGGTGGTACTCACGGGCCAGGTCGATGTAATTGCGTCCGTTGAAGCGCTCATACATCTCCCGATCTCTGAGGCTTGCACGATACCGCAGGCCCTTCCCCAGGTAGAAATTACGCCCGCCTTCTTCCGCGCTGAGCCGCTCTGTTTGGCGCAGGGCAAGCGTGGCAAGCTTGTGCAGGCGTTCTGGCGTGGGCGCGACTTCTTCATCTTCTACCAGCTGCACAAAGAGCCACTCTGCCACCGTGCGCAGGTTTTCCGGGTAGCCAGCGTCGAGCTGCTGATGCAATGGTGCGAGTTGCGCGATGTCCAGCATTACGCCCCCCTTTGCTGCCACGCCTTCAGCGCTTCAATGCAGGTGTCCAGCTGGGCCGCATTTGCAAACGCCAGCGCACTCACATGCACCGTGCGGGCCACCCAGGCGTTGAGGGCTTTCGGGCTGGTGTCATGGACCAGGCCGTCACGGTGCAGCTGGTGCCACAGCGCCCACACCTTGCGCTCGCGGGGGCTTGCTTCGGCTTTGGCCTGGGCGAACGTGCGGCCGGTCGTGCGGCGGCGCAGCGGCTTTAACACGCCCAGCCGCTCGCCCAGGGCTTGCATGTGGTCGCGCACCTTTGCCTGTTCTGTGGCGCTCATGGCCTTGCTGCTGTTCTTGCCCGTGAGGTTGATCAGTAGCGCGCGGTAGTCGTCATCGGAAAGAGTCAGCTTGGACTTGAGCGCATGAATGGCGGCGATGTGGTTGGCCATGGTCACCCCAGCAGCAGTGGGCTCAGCCACCAGTTCCACAGCCCGAGCAGGCTGCACAGCAAAAAGACCCAGTGCTGCACATGCAGGGGCCACTGGCGCTGCCAGGCGCTCACGGTGAGCCAGCCCAGGTTGCTGACCAGGAACGCGCCGAACCCCCAGCCGGGGTATGCGGGCATGGCGAGCAACAGGGTTCCGGCAACACCGAACAGCGCAGCCAGGCAAGAGAGGATGAGGGCCGGGGTCAGGGCGGGGATTTTCATGGCTGGACTTGTGAGGATTGGATTGGGGGGGCGGCGGCTGGTTGCATATCTGCGAGCGGCACAAGCGGGATGCGTTCTGCTGGCAGCTCCAGCGTCTGCGCGATCAACCCACCTTCACTGGACCGCGCCACGGCCAGCATTTGCCCGGTGCGCGCTGCCAGCCGGGGGGCGGTGTAGTCTTGGCCCGCGTGCCGCACGGTGCCGCCGGGCCGCACCCTACGGATGAACCACGACGACGCAACGATGCTGCGGCGGCCCTTGTAGCGGCTCCAGGCCTGCATGATCTTGCGGGGGTCGCTGGGCCAGTACCCATGGCGAAGCCGGTGCACGGTGCCATGCGCCATACCCAGGGCGCGCGTTGCTGCCCCCAGTGGACTCTCGCGCAAAAAATGCAGCAAATCAGGCGGAGCGCAATCCGGCCCATACAAGCGCTTGGAACCCTCGGCACTAGCGCTGGTACTACCCGGCATGTTTGAGGGGCTGCAACCCGCTCCCAATT